CATCATAGCAACAATAGGTTCTAATAGTTTAGCTGTATCTACTGTCCATCTACCTTCTAAAAATCCTGAGAAAGTTATAACTTTAACTAATGCTTCAATAGGAATACCCATTCTTAATAAAGTAAACATTCTTGACATGTTCTCTTCTTTCATCATACTTTCATAAACAAAATCCATTGCTTCTTCAATAGATGCAGTTTTAGGTGGATGCTCCCAAGGGTAATTACCTGGTTCATCAGTTAATGATTGACCTGGTATTGGTGCATCAAAAATATTTACATTAGGTTCTTCATAAGAAGTAGTATCTTCTACTTTTTGATTTTTAAACTGTTCTATTAAATTTTCTAAACTAGCCATTATGATTTACCTTTAGTCATATTTTTATATCTTGATTTAGCTGCATATAAATATCTTACTAAGTTTTGTGCTTGTGCATATTTATAATAACTTTCTTCTTGTACATCAGAAAAACTAGATACACCTGCTCTTGATCTTGATGTACCTTGTATTTTAAACTGACTTAAATTTTGATTTGGATTTACTAAACCCACTGGTGGGCTTTGATCCATTCTACCAGCAACTCCACTTATAGCATTTGTAACAGTTTTGACACCATCATAAATATTTTTTGCTACATCGAATGTATCACTTTTAAAAAATCCACTAACAGCTTTTACAGCTGATTTACCTATGTCTAATATTGAGCTAAATTTATCGTGAAACATATTCCTCCTATGAAACTAATGCGATTCCAAATTTACCAAGTAATTGATACAATGCAGAAGTTTTATTTGAATCTGCTAAATCTAATTCTGTAGATCTTTCTAATGCAGCAATAGCTGTATTATGTGCTCTATTCTCTGCATTTTGTGCAGATGAATTTACCCAAGCTGCTTCATCTCTCCACTGTTGCCATAAAGATGATAATGCATAGTTAGATAAATTTAGTAAGTTTTGTGCATTAGTTTGATTAGCTGCATTTACTAAAGTAGTATTAGCAGTATTAATGGTTCTTCTCCATTCTACATTGGATTGATCAATTACTCTTTGATTTTCTACATTAAATCTTTGTCTTTGATCTAATAGTTGTGCGTTAAATTTATTTAATACAGAAGCTCTATCAGCATTTGCTTTTTCAACTGATACTTGATTCTGTGCATTTAATGCTGAAATTTTGTTTGACTCTGCAGTAGAAAATTGTGTCATAGCATCTGATCTTGATGCATTTTGTTCATTTATTTGTGCAGATAAATTAGAATAAAACTGGTCTACTTGATTTTGACTAGTAGCATTAAACTGTCTAGCAGCATTTGAAGCCGCTTGATCAGATAATAAAAAACTTTGTCTTACATTTAAATTTTGTAAACTTGCCTGTTGTTTATTTGACAAGTTAGCCATATCCATTTGAAAATAATTATTAGCATTTGTAATAGCAGCTTGTTGTCTATTATTAAGATTTTGAAAAATCATTTGTTTATATGTTTCTGCATCTGCTTGTGCAACAGGAATAGATGCAGTTAATAAACCATCTGCTAATGCTTCTGCCATCATTGAACTACCACCTAATCCTCTAGCTTGCATAGCTGCTCTAGTTGCTTCTGCAGCTCCTCTTAGGAATGCAGGTAATGGTGTCCCTTGTGCTAATGATGTTTGAATATCTTGTGATATATTTTCTAATTGACCTCTAACTGTAGCATCTGAAGTAATAGTCCCAGTCTGTGCAGTCATTGGAGCTGTAACAGATCCTGTTTGAGCTGTCATAGTTGGAGTAGCTCCAGCTACTGTTGCTGCTGTCATACTTGCAGGTGTTGCAGTAGTAGGTCCAGCTGTAGTTGTTGCCGTGGGAGAAGTCGCTGCAGTAATAGTAGGTGTTGTACCAGCAGTTGGTGTAGCTGCTACTACTTGACCAGATAATCCAGAAGTAGCCATTGTTTCACCAGTTTGAAGTTGCTGAACAGTTGGTTTAATAACTGCTTCAGCAGGCATAGCTTTGTCTGGATTAGTTAATAATGTTTCAATTTGTGTTATAACTTTACGACTCTTATCCTGCTCCTTCATAGTCGGCTGTATAGCCGCTTCAGGTAAAGTAGTAGTATTTGGTGCGTCTGTTGTTGCCATTATCTTCCTTGTCTATTATATTTTTTTGTCATTCGTTTTGTATGTTTATTAGGTCTTTTAGAATGTCTTCTTGGTCTTTTTCTAGGTTTTGGTCTTGGTGTAAAATTGAGGAATTTTATTCTTGCCATTATCTTTTAAACCAAGATGGTAATCCTAAGTGTGGTCTTTTATCAAACATGTTATCTCGTGATCCTCTAGTTTTACGATTATTGTAATGTAAAAATACTTGTATACATTCTTTGCCTTTAAATTTTTCTCTCCAATGTTCTAATTCACAACCAGAGTAAACTAACATATCTCCTTGTTTTAAATCTACTCTGATACCTTTTGCTTGGCTAATAGTGGTTATTTTTTTACCATCAGGTATACCTACATTTTCATTTGGACTTAAATATATAGGCCAATCATCACCAGCAAGATTCATGGTAGTAGATATCTCACAACTAAATCTATCTTTGTGTCTTTTAAGAATATCACCTTTTTTATATATTCTTGCATATGTATACGCTGGATATAATTTTAATCCTGTTGCTTTTTCCATACCAGGCTGACATTTAAGTAATAATGTTTCCATAGCCATATTAGAATATTGTGAATATGTATCTGGTATTTGCTCATTCTTACCTTCATAATATCCAAGTATGGTTTCAAAAGGTGAAAAATATCTTGCCTGTCTGCATGTATCATATACCTGTTTTTGCATACTAAAATAATTTGCGATAAATGCTGCTAAATCTTTTGATATTGCTTGACGAATAACTGTGTATTTATTTTTTTTAAAACTCATATAAAATCAAATGATACAATTCTTTTTTTATAATTTGTAGTATTAGGCTCACTATAATGATGTAAAAACTGTGGTACAATCATAATATCACCTTCTACAACTTTTGGTTTATACAATCTTGTAGTATCTTCTTCTGTTTGCCAAGGCTGTATATAAGTTGTTAATGGCAACTTTTCATTCATATCTAAATATAAAATACCACAATAACCTTTTGAACCATGATTATGAGGAACATGATAATGCCCTTTACTATATATAACTGACCAAGTTCTTTGTAATTTTATTTTAGAATTATGTTTTGTAGAGATTAATTTAAATTCATCTTTAAATATATCTAAAAATTCTGTATTAATATTACATTTATTTCTATTGCTATAAAAATTATTTTGCAATATTTCAGGATATTTAGATAAAACTTTTTTTAATTTTTTCTTTTTATTTTTAAAATCCACACATTTAATTTTAAAAAATTCTATTTTAAATTCAGGCTCTATTTCATAATTTATATTATGCATCTTTTGCCATCTCTTTTGGAATAGCTGTAATATTCCAATGTATAAATCTAAATGGTTCTATACCATGATCAACAGCATACTCATGTTCTAAATAACCTGGAAATATAATTAATGTTCCTGGTTTAGGTCTTATATGAAATTGTTCATGGCCATTCCATACACCTTTTAAATCTGGTTTCATTTTTAATTTTGTACATCTTGCACCAGTCTTTGGTTCATGAAATACAGGATAAGAAGTTTTATCACTACACTTTAAAAAATAAAAACCTGATACATGTTGATTCCAGTGTATATGTGCAGAGTGATGTCCACCACCTTTTTTAGCAAACTCTTGGACCCATAACTCACTAAACATAGTTTGATATTGTGACATATCATAACCTTGATGATCTAAATATTCCCAAGATTTTTGACCAATATAATTTCTAAAATCTAAGAAATCATTATCAGCTGTTAGTGGTGTTGAATGATATGATCTTCCAAAATCACCATATTCTTTTATATATTTTTTTTCTCTATTTCTAGCTTCTTTAACATATTTATTGCTAGCTTTATTTAACGATTTAACAAACTCTGGTTTTTCTTCACTCCAAATAGTTGTGCTAAAATAATTATTTATATACATTATCTAAACGGCCTCCCTATATTCCATACGACTAATGAGTATCGTGTACCTGATGTTACGGGTTTTACTCTATGCCAAACGAACGAGGGAAATATTATTATTGATCCTTTGGATAAAATTTCTTTACATTGTATTCTGTGTTTTGATTCATCTCTCATGTGTGGATCATAATTTCTAAAATCAAATTCTAATTCTCCACCTTTATATTCTGATCCATCTGTTAACTGGCAAGTCATAGATAATTTTCTAATACAACCATGATCAGGTGTACCTGGTTTATCATAAGGTTTATCCCAACTATCACAGTGCCAGTCATAATATTGATTTAATTTATATTTTGTAAACTGACAAGATTCTGATCTTTCCCATTGAAAATTCCAACCAGCTTTTGCATTTGCTTCGTGCACATATGGGTGTAGTTCTTTATATATCCAAGTATCATTTAACCAAACTAGATCAGAGTTTCTTTTTCTTTTTAAATCTAATACTTCTTGTTTATTTAATTTTTTATCACCATATCCACCTGTTCTAGCCATAACTTCTTTTTGTTGTAATGCATATTGTATTACATCATCACAGAATTTAGGTGTTAATGCAGATTTAAAATACCAATAGTAATTAGATATATTCATATGTTATCGTTTGAATAAAATTCAAACTATCCCTTTGTGTATTTGTTATATAATACATACATGTTGAGGGAAACATAATAAATTTATTATTTTCTAATTCAATATCCCAGCTTCTACCCTTACGTCTGTTATCTTCATAATGTATTCTAACATTACAACTATTAACTTTAACTCCGTAAAGAAAAGTAAAGTCTGGTGAGTTTCTAAGATCTACTGGATCAATATTTAGTAATGGA